TGGTACTGCTCTCAATACCTTGAACGCAACCATCCCTGATATGCAAGGCAAACCCTATGCACTTCAATTCTTCGTCATCCTTGACGCTGGTGTTGGTTCGTTAGTAAACGACTTCGGTGGTGGTGGCTCTACACCTCAACCTGAATTCACAGGTGTTGTTCACAACATCGCTTCTGGTGGTGGTCTATCCCCAGCAGCACAAGGCTTTGCCAACGGCGTTATGACACACTTTGGTATTGACCGTTCTCCAACTGGTACTGTAACTGGTCGTGATCGTCTACGCGCTCCTTCACAACTATCAATTGAGAACTCAGCAGTTGACGCTAACTATAACGTGTTTCAACCACTATCTCTTGGTCGTATGCAAAACATCGTAGATAAAATTACTGAAGCTTCAGGTAAAGAAGCCGATGTAATCATCTGCAATCCAAGCTTACGTCAAAGCTACACAAGCTTACTCGTCGGTACAACCGCTGCTAACATCTACAAACCAGTAGATGGTCCAAGCAACGGCGACGGTGGCTTCAAGATGGGTGGTTTAGGATTCAACGGTGTTGCTATCAAAACCTCTAAGGACTGCGGTAAAGCACTTATGTTATTCCTATGCACCAAAGCTTGGCACTTAGCTGAACTTGAGAAGAGCGGTTTCGCTGACCTTGACGGTGCAATCCTTGCCCGTGCTGGTGTCGGTGCAGCAGGCGTTGACGCATACGAAGGTTACTACCGTATGTATGCTGATATCTACTGCGATGAGCCAAACGCAAACGGCGTTCTAACTCAAATCAGCTTCGTATAAGCTAAATAAATAAAAGGGGGCAGGAGGTATAAAAGCTTCCTGCCCTCTATTTACATAAGGAGGGAGGGTATATATGATTATAGATGTTTGTTTGGTTTTACTCACAGCGTCTGTCATATATACCCTCTTTTTCTTTACCAAATTTTTACAAGCAAAGACAAAAGAATCTGAAGCTATTACAGAATCATATTCAGTTGTAAAAGAAGAAAAACAAGAACAACATAGCAATATAGCTATTCTGGAACAAATACAAGATGTTGACTCAGATATAGTGGTAAAAGCTATACGCGATCCCGGAATTGCAGCGCAATTTGCGTGGTTAGAACAAGAGGAAAATATTTATGGCTAAACCAATTGCACAAATCCAAGCTGGTGTTGCAGAAGAAATTGGCGGTGGTGATGAATCACTTGCTCGTCGTAGAGCCGCAGCAGAATTAGTTGCTACAGCGGCAAAAGATAAATCAGAAGGTCTTGGTGCTATGATTGCTGGTGCTCTTCCATCTGTTCTATCTGCTGCTGGTACTGCTGGTGGAACTATGCTTGCTGGTCCTGCTGGTGGTGCCGCTGGTGGTGCTATTGGTACTGGGGTTGGAAAACTTCTTTCAAGTGTTGATACTTCACAACAAGAATTACAATCAGCAGAACAAGACTTAGAAAATATCAAAGCTGCACAAGAAGGTAGAGCAGCACGACAAGTACAAAGCAAACAAAGTCAAGCAGCTATGTTAGGACAAGGATTAGGAGGTATTCTTGGTGCTGGTATATCAGCTTATGCCAAAGGAACACCTACTCTTGAATCTTCTGGAGTTCAAAAAGTTGGATTATAAGAAGGTATAAAAAGTATCAAAACTACATCACAAAACGTAGCATAAATTTAGGCGGATAAAATATGATAAATAATTTTGAACAAACTCCTTATGGAGAATTTCCAGAAGGAATACAGTCAGTAATCCAAGCATCGCATATGAATAAAGCGGTACAAACAAGAACTTGGGACTTATCTTTATTATATCTACAGGGAAAACAAAATATCCGTTATGATAAAAGCTTACAACAATTCTTAGCTTTACGTTCAAATCCCGGTCGTAATAAACTAATCATCAATCAAATCCTAAATATTTATCGTGCTGTTGTATCTCGTTTATCTATGAATTATCCAAGTGTATCTTGTCTTCCAGCATCTAATAGTGAAGAAGATATACAGAAAGCAAGAGCATCTGAACAAGTTCTCAAATATAACTTTCACGCAGATAAACAAAAAGACAAACTGGAGAAGGCAATAGAGTGGCTTGTAAGCTGCGGAAACGTGGCTCTACAGGAGTTTTATGATCCAGCCGATAAGAAGGTACACCTAAAAGTTGTAAGCCCTTATGACCTATTCTTTGAAGCAGGAGCAGTATCTTTTGAAGACTCCAGCTTTGTTGCTTGTCGTTCTCTTGTTAGAACTGATGACCTTGTAAAAGCTTATCCAAATAAAGCTGATGACATAAGAGCACAAAGCACAACAAGCAAACCAACAGACCCTGCATCACTCAATACTGGTGCTGTAGGTGTCTATGATACAAACGATCCTTATATCTATAATCGTACAGAGATATATGATGTTTATTGGAAAGACGGAAAGTATGCAGTTGTATGTGGCAATCTTTATCTTTATAAAGGTCAGTTTGCTTCTTATCCTTGTTTTCCAGTTCAACATATTACCTATGCCAAAGTTCCAGATAAACTCTGGGGTATGGGTATGATTGAATCAATTATTGATTTACAAAACCAATATAATAAAACAAGAAACTTGATGTTAGAAAACGTTGAGCTTATGTCTAATCCAAAGTGGTTGATTCCAAAAACTGCTGGTGTAAACGCTCAATCTATTCGTGGAACTCCCGGTGAAATTATATTCTATAACGCTGCTGGTGGAGCACCAACACAAGTATCTGGTTCACCTATTCCATCTTATGTTATGGATCACCTAACAAGAGTCCAAACAGAGATGATGGATGTTTCAGGTATTCACAGTACAACTCTTGGTCGTCGTGTTGTAGGTATTACAAGCGGTAAAGCTATTGATGCTCTTGCTCAACAAGATGTTTCACAACTTACACAAACACAAGAATCTATGGAACGTGCTGTAAGAGATATGTTTGAAGCAAGCTTGATGCTTATGAAAAAGTATTATACTGAACCTCAGATGGTTCGTATGTTTGATGATAAGGGTGGATTTATTTATAACTCTATTCAAGCCACAGACATAATTGAAGAACCAGAAGTTTGGATTGAAGCTGGTTCTCTATTCCGTGATGAAACAGCAGACAGAGATCAAAAGATTATGGATCTTATGCAAGCTGGTCTTATTGATAAAGATACAGCAATTCGCGAACTATCTTTCAAGACTGGTGGCGGATATATTATGGATCAGATTGCAAATCGTAATCACGCACTTGAGATGCTTGAAGGTGTCAAACAAGGTGCAGATGTTGAAATATTTGCAACAGATGATTTGGCAACCTTCTTGGATGTATTTGGTAAGTTTATGAGAACAAGAGACTTTTATATGTTGCCTACACAAACACAAGATTATATTAGAGATATCTATGTTGCTATTGGTGCATATCAACCTCTACCTCCCGGAACTTCTGCTGCTGAACAAAAAGCTGCTATGAAAGTATTCCCCAAAGCACCAGCACTCAATAATCCACAGCAACTAACCGCTGATATGATTACTGCTTCACCACAAGCACAACAACAACAAGCAACTGATATTTTAGAAAACTCACAAGTTGCTGGTGGTGCTCAACAGATTATGAGAAAAGCTTCTACGTTACAAAACTTTGGACAACAACCAAAAGATGAAGCAGTCATAAACAAAAGAGGATTAGTATAAGATGACAACAGAAGAAATAGCCAGCTTATTCGTTCAATATACTGATGAAGCAGATCAAACCTTTTTGACTTCTGCTGATACAGTAAACTTTTTGAACTTAGCATATAATCAGTTTCGTTCAATTGTTTCTGAGGAAGATAATTATTTCTATGCTAACATAGTAAATATTCCAGCTATTCCAGCAACACAACAATATGATTTAGCTTTGGCTGCTAATCCTGTTCGTATATTAGGTGCAACTCCAAACTTTCCAAAGATGTATAGATTGCTTCGTATTGGTTTAGATAACGGACAAAACATAGGTCTATCAACATATTACTTGATGCCTTCTCGTTCATCTGTAGATGTAAACGGCGACGTAAATAGATATATGTTGAGAGGTTCAGTTTTATTCTTTAGTTCTCTAACTCCACAATCAGTCAACATAGAATACTTGCCATATCCAAGCACACTATTTACAACTGCAAATATTACTGCTGGTGGTGGTGTATTCTTGGATGACCTTGATGGTTTTCACGATATAATTTCTTTGCTTGCTTATCGTCACTATGCAATCAAGGACTTTGCTACAAACCCAGTATTAGAACAACAACTACAAGATCGTGTATCTAATTTACGTGAATACTTATCAAGTGGTCGTTCCTTTACTGCTCGCTCCTTTGTTGTTAGTTCTGACGAAAAAGATTATCTATCTTATTAGGATAAATAAATATGGCTGAACCAAGAAAAGAAATAAGTGTCTTACAAGATGGTATGGTTCTAAGCACTCCAGTAAACAAGAGTGTTTGGATTCAAAATCTTTATAAGAATCAAGCTAATAACTGGGAAACCAGAGATGGCTTTGGTGTTGTTGCTGAAATCAATAGTTCTCTTGTTGCCCGTGAATTTCTAAAAGCTTCAAGAGAATCAGCTGGTATTTTAGATGTAGGTTTTCAAGAGTGCTTAGGTGCTTATCTTGTACATACTAATTTCAATCACGATCAAATTATTTCTGTATTCTTGACCAAAGGTAATACAACAGGCGACCCAGAATCAACAACTACTCGTTATACAATAAACGATTATGATTATTTTTATACAGTAGTTATTTACGATATAACGACAAATAATATATGGGAACAAATCTTATATACACATACAAGTGAATTTGCAAAACAAGAACCATCTTATGAAGTTGCTCAAGTAGATAATTCATATAATCACGGTTACTATGAAACAAGAAACGCAACTGTAAAGAAGTTTCACTCTATCAAAGAAGCTAATCAAATAGGTTCTGAAGTATGGTTCTCAGAGTTTCAAGATAGAGTTTATTTTGGTTCTTCAGACCTTCCAACGTTTGTTTATGAACCAGCAATCTTTAGAACTCCAAGAGCAAAGTTTATTCACAACATCTTATTACAAACTGAAATAAACGATCAAGAATCAAATCCATATTCAGAAGAATCACTTGTGTTTCCTCTTGCTCTCAAAGATGGTCAATTTACAGAAGCATATGTTTATATTCAACAAAGCCAATTACCAAACTTTAGTTCAGCAACATATATTGCAAATCGTATGGTTTATGCTGCTGGTAAAACACTTTATTTTTCAGATCCAAATAATCCAAACGCAATCATCGGTGAAGAAACTTATACACTTGATTTAGAAGATGACATATTAGCAATCAAAGCTTGGAATAATAATATTATGGTATGGACTGCTTTTGAAACAGCAGTATATCAACCATCACTCAACTCATCTTTATTGTCTGGTGGAACGCAAATTATTCTTTCTCATAAGATTGGTATTATAAACAATTCTTCTTTCTGCACAACTGATGACGGTATTTATTGGTCAAACGCAGTTGGTATTTACTTTACACAAAATTGTTTTGATAAAATAGAAGTTAGTGATTCTATTAGTTTATTTTTTACTGATTATGCAATCAATCCTATCAACTATTATTATAATCAAAACGGCGGTCAAGATCCAACTGCTACCAATCAAAATCCAAACTATTCATATAAGCTAAATCCAGATACAGCAAAGTATGCACATATGGTTTACGATCCTCAATATCGTCAAATCATACTTGTTTTACCAAAACTAAATCTTGCTTGGATTCTAAAGAAAGGTTGGTATTTATGGAACTTTGAATCTTCTGCTCACTTTGAAGAAGAACGTGGAACACCTACATCAAAAGTTGGTGTAACAAATAATTTAGATAGTCCAAGATTACTTTGTAGAGATGGAACTATTTATAATATTGCGGGTAAAAAAAATAACTATGTTTCTCAACCTTATAATACACAAGGAACATATGGAACAAACTTTATCACTACACTTAGAAACCCATCCTTTGTTATTACAGAGTGGAAAAGAGGTGGTGGTTTAGATCGTAATACAATAGGTTCTTATTTAGAAGACTGGCGTTATAGTGCTGGTTATGCTTTGATGCAAACAGATATAAGAACTGCTGGACAAACAGCACTAAGATTATTCTTTGATAAACTTATTCCAAAAAGAGGAAAGTTTAGTCCAAGTGCAACTGTTGCAGAACAACTTATTGATGATAGAACTTTCTTACTTCCTATTCGTGTAACTCCAACACAAGGAACAGATATATATTTTGCAACAACAATCAATCTAACTTTTCTTTTTGATAATACAAACTGGGAAGTTATTGGAGATAATTTTGCTGGACCGGGAATAGGAAACGTTGCTGCTATTCTTCCTACTGAAAGAGTGTGGTCAAAAGATGGCTTTGGTATATTAGCTCCTTTTGCTGGTTCACAAGTTACTTATAATAATACTCTTGGTGAAGTAATTATAAAGTTTGATATAGCAAACGTTGCTAACCCAAATTTCAACGGACTAATACTTACACCAAATAATAAAAACAATATTATATATATTCCAATAAAACAAAAAGTAGTTCCTACTGCTACTTATGAACTTACTAATTGCCCAGTAACTTCTGTTTCAACTTCTACTTGGACTTTTGGTGGTTCTGCTGCTAAAACAACAAATAACTTCTACGCTTTTGCTTGGCAAGATGGATGGGTAAATTATAGAGAAGATGATGAACAAGCACAGTTTGTTGACTGGTGTTTCAAATCACCACAAATAGGTATAGAAGATGAAACACAAATCAAGAGCAGAGGAACATATGCAACTATGGTAAGTCGCGGTAGATCGTCTGATCCGTTATTTCCTGTAACTGCAAACTTTCCTTATGGTTTATATAACTCTATTGTTGGCTCTGACTACAAAGATTATGTAACTCAGATTATTGATGTAACAACTACTGCTGGTGTAGCAACCGACTTAGAACTTA